CTATACTGCAGGGACAACAATAGGTTTGCCATTTGACATTGCATCAAATGAAAGTGGTGCAACGCTTGTGCTGTCGCCTGCTCCGAATTCCTTGATATTGAGCACTGCTCCAAGGAATACCACTTTTGTGCCATCAGGGAATGTCCACTGAAAGTCTGCCTCTGCATCTCTTCCGCTCTTAAATGCAAGACCACCAACATAGTCGTTCCCTGCATCTCCAACATTTCTCTTGCCACTTACAGAGATAGTCACGCTCTTTGCTGTCATCAATCGCCTTGCCCATCCCTCTTGATCAAAAGGTTTCCATTCCTCGACACCATTGTCAAACGACACAGAGAAACTTTCCATGTCTGCAATCTGTACAAATGTACCACCAGTCACACTCTTTCCATCTGTGCCTGCCTTTGCCGCTGCACCAGTGTTTACCTGGAATTGGTTCTCATATACTGGATATACTCCCGTTTTCTTTGCCATTACTCTTCCTCTCTTTCTTTGAGCTCGTAATATAAATTCATTTCTATGACACGCTCATAGATTCCGTTGTCATCTGTTCCAACATCAATCGGCTCGTTCTGTAGCAATTCAATCACATTGATTCTGTGCTTGCCAATCACTACCTCGCTTTTACTTTGCTCCATGATTTGATTGTACAAGTACATTGCTCTCTTCTCTGTCTCCACAGCATTGTTGTTGTGGTGCAGTAGTATGCTAATTGATTTTACCTCAAAACTTGCATTTTCTCTGCCACCAATTGCTATGTTAGGAGTACGCTCGTCTTTGCGTTGATATACCCCTACTGAACTCTCCTTCTTGTTGTCGAGTTTTCCTACATAGTAGTTCTTAGCTGCATTGAATGTTTTGAGCCAATCTTTAATGTCTGCTAATCCTAGCATTTTTAAACCCCCGTTAATCTCTTATAAAACGATGCAAATGTCTTTGTTGCGAAGTTTTCCTTCGAGCCTCCAGGAAGCCAATCCCCATACCATTTGCCCTTTGCGTTTGGATTCTCGCTCTTGTCAAATTTGTATTCAGGATGATAATAAAGGCGTCTCGCATATACCGCGTTGTGAATAAAGTTAATCTCGCCTGCTTTTGCAGCCTCTCTATCAATCGAAAAGGATTCGTTCTGCAGGTTTCCTGATTGCCTTGGAACAACCTGCGCTTGCACCACTTCCGTGTGCAGTGCCTCTGCGGTCATTTCTAGTGCTTGTATTGATGCTTTATTCAGCTTTGCAATTGCGGGTCCCTCTATTCTCACTTTAGAATCTGCAACCATCATATTCTTACTCCAAATCTATCCTCGTGTAATTAACACTACCATCAGGGTTGCGTGCCTTCATGCCTGATGCTATGTTGCGCATCTCTCCATTTACTGTCGCTGTGCCACTAGTTATTACTGCAACTCCTGGAGCAATATCGCCTTGAAAATATGCCGAACCTGTGATTTGCACTATCTTCTTTTGTGCGGTTAGAATTTCCTTTGCCACATCTTGATAGTTGCACTTTAGATCTTTTGTGACGGCCATAATAGGCGCTCCCTCTTCAGTAAGTCCCTCTTCAGTAATTTCTAAATGAATAGGTGTGGTGCATACCTTCTTCATTACAAGGCATGGATATTTCATTTTAGATCACCTTCCTTGCCAGTCCCGTCTGTTTTATCAGACTATATATGTCGCGTGGTAATGCCACTCCATCTTGTACGATTACATTCCATGATGTGCCAAAAGACATCGACACCCCATTAATGCTGTACGATGCTAATACTGATTGTATTATATCTTCGTTTTCGTACTCGAAATCTGCAAGCCTGCATACTGCCCTTTTTATTTTTTCTTGCTGAAAAAGGGTCAGGCTATTAAAACCCAACCCTCTAATCCTATTAAATGTCAAAGAATCAATGTGCTCGCTTGCGCTTGTAATGAACCTTTGTACTTCCTCTGCAGGGAGTTTGCCGCCATATGTGTTGATATAATATTCTTTATCAACATACATGCTATCACCCCCTTATTTCTTAGAGGTATTCTTTCCCTCTTCAGGTGCCTCTGCAGTTCCATCTTCTGAAGTTTCGATTGCTTTCTTTAGCTCCTCATTCTCTGCCTTGAGTTTTTCGTTCTCTGCCTTGAGCTCTGCTGCAATCGCCTGCTCATTTCCCTTGCCATGCTCGATAACCTCTCCACTCTCGTCAAAAATATCGAATCCTCTGTCTAGGTAATACTTCTTCTCGATTTCATCGATTAAGTAAACTTTGTTATCTTTCTCTGCGTACATCATAACTTACCTCCTACTCTGCCTCTGCATTGATGCAAACGCCTGCTGCCTTGTTCTTGATCAAGAATAGATCCATGTAGAATCTGCTCTGTAGCAAATATGAATCCGCTGTCTTTGCATCGTGACCTGGCGTGAATACATTGATATAAGAATACTTATCCTTTGCCACTACGCATGAAGGGTGTACTAGAATTGCTCTGATCTGCTTTGCTGTAGGTGCAGGAACTGCTCCCTCTGTAAAGTTGTACTTTGTCTTAAAACGAGCGGATGGTACACTTACGATCTCAACATCGTCAATGCTGTGTACATTTCTGTTAATGTCCTTTCCCCCTGCTGTAACATCAACTGTTCTCTGAATTCCATCTGCCTTCTTGAGGAGCTTTCTCACTGTAGGTGTTACATAGAGAATTCTGCCTTCTGATGGGACGCTTTCATCGTCCATCTTTTCCATTGCCTCGTCAAACCAATCAAGCACATTTGCCGCTGTGAGTGCAGTTGTGACAATGCTTGCTCCGTTTGCTGCATAAGTCTTTGCTTCTGCATAGAGCTTTGAGAAGTTGTATTTGTCCTTCTCAGGAATTGTCTGATCTGTTTCGAGGGTATTCTGTATGTTTGCCATGTCCAACACTAAGTTTGTCTCGTCAACGTCCATAGGATCTACTCTTAGCTCAATGTCTCTGTCGTGTGTGAGTTTCTTAGGCTCCCACTCGTTTGTCAGGCTTCCTGCATTGAATCCACTTCCCTGACGATTGTGATCCTTATAGCCTGAAACTGTGATTGATGGGAGCTTGATTGTCTGCGCATTCAAAAACTTTACTCCAGGGTTTGACTGCGTAAGCGCATATGATGTTTGCTCCCTTGAATACTTCTGCTGTAGCTCCGTCGAAAACTGTTCTGCATAATTGTATACTGCCATTTTAAATTCCTCTCTTTCTAACTAATTACCAAAAATCTTCTTAAGCGCATCAGCTTGCGAGGTGTTTGCTCCTCCCGTTGCCCCTGCGCCTACTTGCTGAAATCCTGCACCCTGCTCATCTGTCTTTTTGAGTGCTGGCACATCTTCCAAAACCTTATTCACAGCTGCGATATAATCGTCCTCTGTAGATTCTACGGTGAGCGTACTTCTGTCAACTAGCTTTAAAACATAAGGCAAGTTGCTGATTTCTACATTCCCTTTTAAGGCTGCAATCTGCAATGCACTGTCTATTTGGGCTGCGTGAGCCATTGTCTGCGCCTGTGTTAGTTTTTCCTGCAGGTCTTGTACATTTGGTGTATTTGCTTCTTTTTGCGCCTTAAACTGCGATATAGCCTGCGTGACTTCGTCCTGACTTAATCCCTGCTGTCTAAAGTAGTTCTTTAACACCGCCTCTTCCTTCACAGTCTGTGCTCCACTTACTATGCCTGCGAGTTTCTCGTAATCAAAGTCAATCTTTGCTGTTCCCTGATTGCTTACTCCTGCATTTGTGTTCTGTGTTGCCTGATTCTGATTTCCTTCGCCTTGTGCCTGGTTCTGTGTGTTGATTCCATCTGCCATTTTAAAATACCTTTCCTTTCAGTTTTTCGAGTGTCTCTCGTTCTCAGTTATAAGGGTGTCTCCCTCTTCAGTTGTTGCACGGTGTCTCCGTGTAGTTTTAAGTCTTCGGACCATAAAAAAAGAAAGCTATGCGCCTTCTTGGTTTATCTTATTCTTGTTGTGATTTGTGTTCCGTCCTCTGCAAATGGGATGTTAATATCCTTGCTATACACATCCATGTATACTTCGTGCTTGTCTCCGTTGTATGTAAACTCGTAATACTTAGCACCCTTATGTGGTGCAGACATCAAGCACTTACTATTCTGTAGTGTTTTGCATGACCATACACAAAATATATTGTCACGATCTATTTGGACATTGATGTCCTTTCTGCTGTTTTCGTATTCTGCGACTTTTCTTGCGCATAGCTTTATAAAGTCTTCGTGTTTCATTTTTATCTCCTTT